GAGAACTATGATCAAGAGGCTGTTGTCCGTTGCATGGAGGAGATATTCTTCCCTGCATGGGAAGCATTCCTCAAACGAATAAAACAAGATTAGTTTGGCTAGAAACAAAAATAGATTTAAGGTCGAGGATAACTTTGTTGTCTACAGACCTACGAGTGAGGACTTAGTTATTGCTCACAAACGCTCTTGTAAATTGGGAGTACTACCTAACTCATTTACTCAGGGTTTAGGACGAATGGCGGGATACTTAGGAGAGATAGCAGTACAAAACTATTTGAAGAGGAGTAAGTACGTAGGTGACTCTGTGTACACACATGATATTGAGTACAAGAAAAGAAAGATAGAAGTTAAATCAAAGTCTTGTGCTACTCCTCCAAAGCCTCATTACTCTGCGTCTGTTAATTGTAAGAAGCAGTTCATGCCAGACAACGACGTTTATTTTTTCACAAGAGTACGTAAGGACTTTATGGTTGTTTGGATTGTTGGTTGGTTACCAACTACAAAGTTATTAAAAGAAGCTACGTATAAAAATAGAGGGGATAAAGATACTGATGGTTTTGTCTATAAAAGCTCTGGTCTACATATTGATATAGGTGATTTAAAATCACCTACTTTATTTCAATAAGTTTCTTCAGGCGTTGATATAAATATAGGGTAACCTTTACCTCTTGCTCCTGCTACATTAACCCAAAAATATTCTTCGGCTTCATCAGGTGTCATTTCTTCAGCTAAGATTTGTATACACCTTTCTATAGAGTATACGGCTCTTGTAGGATCTTCATCTAAAGCAACTCCAATAAAAGCTCCATCAAGACCATCAGGTACTATAACATCTTCACTTGGGACTACTGTTTCGCAGAACTCGTTTATTTCATCTCTAGTCATCAAGAGCACTTATATCCCATTTTGGATCTAAATCAATGGAATAAATTTTGTTGTGTTTCTTGTACTGAGAAGTAACAGGTCTAATTGTAGGATCTGCTTTACAAGCTTCTTCTAATGACTGCATACTACGACGCATGAACTCTGTGTTTACCACTAGGTTATTCAATGGTTTACCTCCATTCAATTCTGTTACAAGTTGCATAAAGTCTGTAGCAAAGCCTCTCCATACAGTTCTTTTATCATCATATTCTCTAAATTTACGTACAAAAAATTCTACTGTTTCTATTAGAATAGACCTTGTTGAATTTGCAAAGGCAACCTCTTCTATCTCAGGATCAATGAAAGATTTAATACCAAACCTTGAGTCACCTTTTATGTGTTTAGGAACTTTAAATTCGTGTAATAACCATTGAGCAAAGTATGGAAGTTCTTCAGCTATCCTTGATTCTATAATGGTATTACTTGCTTCTTCGACCCCTAATAGTTTGGCAAAGTTACTTTCCGCTTTGTCAGAAATACGGAGGGCTAATATTTTATCTCTGTTACTAGAGTCCAAAGCAGGAATAACTGATAAACTGGTAGGGTCCATGTTCAAAGACATGATTACTCGACCTGCCCAACTGATAGTTATAGTGTCTTCAAACTTTGCTTGGTACTCAATTCTTGGGTTAGCGGTTGCTTTTTTAATTAGCTCAGTGGCTCTACGTTGTTCTGCAAAAGAAGCAGCCGAAGTTGTATCATCGATAACCCAAGCAGCTACTCTACCTAATTCTTTGTTGAATTTACTATCACCACTAAGATAGTCCGAAGCGTCAGCAAATCCACCAAGCAACCCACCAATCAATTTGTTAGATAGCAAAGACTTACCTTTGTTTGTTGGCCCTACTAATATAAGTGCATGTCCTTGTTTAGACTCTTTTTCGTATACAGCGGAATAGATTCTTTGTAACCACCCATAAAAATAGTCTAGAGATTCTTTATCTTTAAAGAATTGAGTAAGCCATGTATCTATAAACTTCCATTTCTTTTTGTCAGCATCCCCCGCAGGTTGTACTGCTTTAAGTGTACTGGTATTTAAAATTTTATTTGGTCCTGACTCCACTATCCTTCTTTCATCAAATATGATAGGGGCTACTTCGTCTATCCTACTGTTTTGTTGTATTATTAAGATAGCGTTTTCTACTTCAGTTAGTGGTTGCCCATTCCTTGTTGTCCTGAAACCTGCTTGTCTCAGCTCTAGTTTAAGTTGGTCCTTATCTAAGGTGCATGCTTTTCCGTTGATGAAAGTGTAGAAAGATTTACCTGTAAACCAATATTTATCTACTAGATGGTCTAGTTTTTTATTCTCATAGTCATCTACAAAAGTCTGACCAAATATTTCTTTCCAAGTTAAGAAGCCTTTACCTGCCCTATCTGAGTAACATACCATACCGTCTAGGGTCACCTGACAACCTTCTCTTTCTATACCATCATCTATCCAGAATAATGGACCTCTATCTCCTACATTAAATCCTGAAGTCCATCTGCCTTTGTATTTCTCGTTCTCACGCACTTCTTTTTCAATAACCTCTAGTGGGATACTTAAAGCAGTCGGTGCTTGTGGTGGATGTTTAATACTAGTTTTTATTAACAACTTTTTATAAAAGTCTTTCTTTAGTCTTTTTCCAGTAACGTGAATAATCTCACCTAGAAACCAATACTTAGCTGCGTCTAAACAGGACTCATCGAAACCTGCAAACATACGCCTCACTCTTAACTTGTCAGCCAGTGCTTTAACAAAGGCGTTAAACATTCTATAGTCTATCAGAAGCTTCCCTTCAAACTCCCATATAAGTCTGATACCACCAGAAGGAGTTCTAGTTATAACAGTTGGTGGGAATGGTCCACACTTAGAAAGTACTTCTTCTACTACCTTATCCCAATCAGGGTCAATGTTATCGTACTCAACAACGAAGCCATACATTGCTTCTACTTTGTTACCACCTCTTTTTGATATTCTTGTAGAGGCTATCGTCCCTTCATTCAAAGAGTAGAATACGTAGTCCGTGTCTGGGTGGTTCATCCACGCCCTACGTTTTTCTTTATCTGTAAACTTCTTGGGAGTTTTATTAAATGTTGTAAGTGTCTCGCAAGTGTTAGTGTGGTGGTCCGATAGGTTTTTTAAGTATCTATAATGGTGCATGCTATTTTTCGTATTTATCCAGAACTTTACCTTCGGCATCTAGGGGGATATCGGGCAACCACTCTGGTGGGGTTCTCATTTCTTCTATGACAAGATCCAAAGTTTTCTCTGCATCTTTCTCATCCACTTCTATGACAACTTCGTCATGTACGTGGAAAATAATTTCCATCCCTCTATTTTCGAGGCGGGTGAGTATATCAGAAAATATGTCTCGTGCAAGTGCTTGAGACGCATTTTCTGTCAAAAGACCTCCATACAGTTTTACAGGAATCTTTTTAGCTCCTTTAGCAATCAAAGCTATGTAGTTCCTCCTACCAAATTGCATGGCAGTTTGTATTTTACCGTAGTCCAAACTACGCCCAGATGGTAATTCAATACTAAAATCATCTCCTAATGAGTACGCTACGTGTAACTTTCTTTGCAAGTTGTTCCAAAGAGACACAACTCGTTTCATTTTTGTTCTATATAGCTTTACAGCCTTGACAGCTTCTTCTTCATCCATACCCGATATCAGCGCAAACTTACCTGCTGATACAGAATAACCACAACCAAGTACCATAGTTTTAACTAGATGTCTTAGTGAAGGGTCCTCATCTTTTAGCACCCCTTTTGATTTGTCCCATTTATCAAACCTGATAGCAAAGGCTTCGTAGATATCATCACTTGCTTTTATCTCATCTAAAGAGTCTTGATCTTCCGCTAACCAACACAAAGTCCTAACTTCAATTTGCGATAAGTCTACGACGACTAACTTTCTGCCCTTCTTTGGAGATATTAAACTACGTAAGTTGACTCCAAACATTTCTCCTCTAGGTAGATTCTGTAAATTTAAGTTACCACCACTACCACTAAACCTACCTGTATGTGCTCCATGATATAAGATACCTCCGTAGTATCTTTTATCGCCCATCGTAGCATACTCAAAAGCTTCTAACTTTCTTTTAAGTGAGTTAATCCTTCTGTAATCACGCACCGCAGAAATCCATTTATACTTACCCTCATTTTCTTTTATCCACTTATTAGCATCTTCATCTGTGAGGGCTAAACTCGCAGGGGGTTCCAGACCTTCTTTTTTACACTCATCATTAAATGCTTGTCTAGACAGTATAGGTTTTTCGTCAATCCAAGGTATAGAGTTTTCCGCTTCAAAAAGTCTTTCGTTGATAGTCACTAAAGATTTTTTAAGTAGGTTAGTGTTGATTGGAATACCTCTTTGTACACACCTCCTATTCATCAAACTAATATCTCGCTCCATTTGAGGCCAATCACCTTCCAAGTCTTGCCATAACTTTAAACAAAGTTCTGAGTCCTTCAGTGCATATTCATCAACTTCATCTTGGAACTCTTTAGTCATGTCTTCCCATCGTTTACCTGACATGTTATCCCTTGTCGATTTATCGACTTCTAAATTGTATAGGGTGGTGGTAGCTCCCTTCAAGGATCTAGGTAATCCACAATAAGCTGCTAAGTCTGCGGTACACACCCATTCAGCATATTCATATTTTTTCCACCACCCTTTATCAACTCCATACAAATAAAGTGTTTCATCAAATTGAGCGTTGTGTGATAGGACTCTGTTATTTTCTATAACACTCCAATCAAATTCTTCTTTGGGACACCCTACAAAACTTGTTCCTTCATCTCCTACAGCACTAACTCTGTATGCATCAAAGGCGGTATGGCTGAAGTATCCTAGTAATCCAAGAAATTTTACCGAACAATCTTTGTCGTAATAACTTTCAAAATCAATAGCGATTGTATTCATAATTTGCGATGAGTTGCCCACCTACGTGAAAACCTAGAACACGTAGGTGGACTCCCCCATTTCGTATTGCGGAACTCCGACCGCTTGACGAGATTTATATTAGTTCAGGCTGAGATGCCTTTAGCTCCTTTAAGGTTTCTATCTGAGCTTCAAAAGCGTCCACCGTTACCGACATTCTCATGTCAGATGAATCAAGTTCTTTTATCTTAGAAGAAATTTCTTCTCTGATTTTTTGCACTTGTTCAAGCTCACCTTCGAGGTGACTTATTTGTTCGTCTATAGTAATATCACTCATAATTAGGAAGGGATAATTCTAGATACGAAATCAACAACTTGTGGATCAGTATCAACCTTAGTTACAGTCATTTGTGGTATGTACCAACTGACTCTGTTAGCCGTAGCTTGATCAGCCTGAAACTTCCAGTGCTTTGCACACAGTGGAGCTTCTGGATTCATCGCTTGAAATAGCCCAAGTCTCTTGAACGTATTTCTGTATGCTGCCTTACGTACATGAAGCTTACCCATTGCATAAGAAGTATCTCCTATTGGGAAAGGGAATGCATCAACAGCTTCTTCCGATATTTTTGCAGGTTCAGGGATGAGAAGGGTTACATCAGCAAACTCAATCGTACCGTAGTCCGAATCCTCTTCTATTGCTTGTTTCTCATCTGCCGTATAAGCAACTCTCGCTACTTCGTTAGAACCAAATGGTACGTTTTCTGCCCACCCTTTTACTGCCGTAATTGGAATAACAGATATTGATTCACCTGTAGGCATAATAGTGTGGGTTCTATTGATAACGAGCGCACCCTCGTCACCATCGATTTCCGAAGATGCTTGTATAACATTAAGTCTTGGAATCTCGATATCTTCTGCTGATATCGCAAGCCTTGGAGCAGCTACTGGAGCTGCGCGTTCTTCTTTTTTTGCTTCTACTAGTTTAGTTTTGGGCATGGTCTTAGTTTTGGTCTTGGTCTTAGTTTTATTTTAGTTTTAAGAAAGGGTAAACCTTTCCTCTGACGTTTCTATGATGCCATTGTTTTCAACAGCGTCAAGAAAAGATCTTGATTTTTCTCCTTTTTCTCCTTTAGGGGCATTATCCCCCACAGCATTAGCTACTTTTTTAAGGGGAATACTAATCAAATTAAGTAAATCTTCTTGTTCTAAATCGTACTCTTTTGCTATCTCTAAGAGCTTTATGTTGTCTGTACACTTACGAGTTGCTCCCATAGATTTAAGTTTTAAGTTCTGAAACTCCATTCCATCTTTAGCTAGAGCAACAGCTTTTTCTTTTACCCTCTTTGCCCAATTCTCTACAACTTTGGCTACGATGTAAAGGTGTTCTACTGTCTTAGGATCATTAGGATCTTCTATATTTTCTTTAGGTAAATTATCTCCTGATATACGTTGTACTATTTCAACTGCTAAACCACCAAGTGAAGGGCAATACTCTTCATGTTTACAGAATCGGCAGTTAACCGAAGGAGAAAGTGCGTCTGCTTCTGGGAAACCACCATCCCATTGAGGGCGCACTTTCTCCCCATTACGTATTACATCGGCTAGTTGCTTAACCAATAAGGGCAATTCTTCTCGTGTAAATGTTCCTTCCAGTACTTCATTGCGTACAGGTATATAGAACACAAAAGTGATTTCATCAAGCTCTGGATATTTTTGAAAAGCTCCAACTGTGTAAGCCCTTGCTTGCCAGTTACTTCTAGGTGGGTCTATTTCACTGACCCCTGTTTTGTAATCTGCCAATATAGCTTTGTTACCAAATGTAAGTAGTCTATCGCAAGTTCCCCACGTACTTGTAGAGTCAAGGTCAACATCTAGAAGGATCTCATTC